TGTTCCTATTGCTCGTTGTGTAAATTCATTCGCAACAAGTTTTTGTATTTCTGGATTAGCGGATCCTAATAATCTACCAGCAATATCTGCTGTATTTTGGGCAAAGTCAGCAAGAACATCACTGGCTTTATCAGTTCCAGCTTTAGTAATTGTCCCCAACGCAAGACCAGCAAATTGTGCTGTGATTGGATTTATATCTCCCTGACCCCAATCAACTGAAATTGAATCAACAATACCAGATTGAATGGGAAGATAGATATTTCTTATTGGGGTATGTTTTCTATCTTCCATTCTTGTGACTGTCAAACTGCCAGGCTCAGATTGAAATCCTGACTTTTTATAGGTTCTCATTTCAATGAAAAGATAATCACCTTGATAAGTGTTTCTAAGTGGATATCTAAGGTCAGGGCCCCCCTCATCTGCGACACCTTCTCTTCCAATACTAGATTGTACTTCTTCTGGTGTTAATGGTGTTTCGGTTGATGTTCCGGTTGCAGCTGCCGCTGCTGGTTGACCAGAAGTTTCCGGAGTTGCAGTGTTTCCAGAACCTCCAGCCGCCTTAGATAACTGTTGCTGTTGAACTGCTGTCGGAGTACCAGTTCCATACGGATTTGATGATGTAATTTGCTGAGATCTTGCTTGACTTAATTGAGAATTTGGATCTGAAAGAAGTTTTTTTTCTTCTGCTGTTGCGTTTGCGGTAAAAGTTTTTACTAAATTACTTGATCCAGCAGCACTGTCAACATCATAGATTGGAACCGCATTATTTCCTTGCGCATCAACACGAGCAAAAGTAGTTCCTACACTTCCATCAGGATTATCGCTGGTAACCGATTGATAATAGTTATTTCCTACTTTACTGATCCCACTTTTAACAGTTGCCATCAGAACTCTCCCGTGGAATATTGTTTTGTTGTTCTAGTTGCTCCAAACATCTCTTTAGATTTCCTGTCGGTTTCTTTCCAAACATCAACAACATTAACAGGCCTTTCTTTTCCCCCTTTTATAGATACAAAATTTTCAACGGGGAGAAATGCTGCAGTATTCCACTCTTCAGTAGCAATGTCTAAATATAGACCTTGAACTTGTTTTATACTATATTTAGCAATAGATTGTTGAGGAAATAATATCCTATTTTTTTGCAATTGCTCTATGACTACTTTCCTTTTATTTGGTTCTATGAAATGTAAATTGGCAGCAGTGAATACACCTTCTTCCAAAGACATTACATAGGCACAAGGAAACTTATCAGCAAATTTTGCGTACTTTGATTTTGGTTGATAATCAAAAAATAATAAATGCCCAGGTTTTGGAAAAGTTCTTATTGCATTTTTATCTTGATGATTTTTATCTACCGAATCTCTAGATTCATCAAAAATTATTCTACTGGGATTTGATGCATATTTTGCTGCTATACTTCTAAGTGCTCTTCTATAGAAAAATCCACTTTGACCAGATTCAAATTTTAGTTCTTCTTGGACTTCTTCAAATAGAGTTTTCATTACTTGATTCCTAGTTCTTCTTCGGTAATGATCTTAAATTCTATGAGTCTATCCTCACAGTATTCTCTTGCATACTTCCACTTTGCTTGATTCACTGCATATGTTTTGCATTCGTGAATGTATGACTTTGTTGTTCTGGATTTTTTCACTGGAGGATTAGTTTGTCTTTTTGGTTTAACTTCTACAACATATGTTTTAGTTTCTCCAGATTTTTCTCTAACCTTTATGATAAAGTCTGGAAAATATCTGTGAACTCTATTATCAACTGGGGAGACATAGGGAATCCAAAATTCTTCCGATCCCCATTCTAAGATGTTTTCATTTAGATCACAATAACTACAGAATTTTCTTTCCCAACTACTTCTACAGATGATATTATTTGGATCACCCTTGTATTTGTTTGGATAAGATGGTTTGTATTTACTCTTGATACTTTCTGCCATTATCCTTGCTACATAATATATAAAGTTAAAAATATTTATAAATGGCAGCACCAGGGCCTAAGCAGTTTAGAATGTCGGAGTTGAAACAAAAATTACTCCGACCAGCACAAACTTCCGTATATATGGTAGATATTACTACTGGCGGAGGATTTGCAAAATTTGTGGGACAGCGTGGATTAAATCTGGGAACTGACGGCGAACTTATTAATATTTCTTGCTGCGAAGCATCTTTACCAGGATCAAGTCTTGCAACACACGAAGTGACGAATGATTATCACGGTGTGACAGAAAAGATGGCATATCGTAGAATTTATGATGATAGTATTGATCTAACATTTTATGTCGATCATCAATATAAAGTAATAGAATATTTAAATTCTTGGATGAATTATGTTGTTGGAGAGGGAAGCACTTTTAACACAGAACAATATAAAGACCCAACTACATTTTATAGAATGAATTGGCCGCTTGATTATAGAAATGACATTTACTTGACAAAATTTGAAAAAGATTTTGGAACAAAAGGTTCTATGAATGCAACTTTAAAATATCAATTCATTTCAGCATTTCCAACAAACTTAGTTTCCATCCCAGTTTCATATGAGTCAAGTGATCTTCTTAAGGTTACTGTTTCATTTCATTATTTGAGATATGTGAGAACTAGAGTGTTTAGTGCTACAAATATGGGATCAGTTCCACAAACACCTTCTGATCAGGCAGTGTTTAATCAGGTTTATAATAATGGAACTGATAGTTTCAACGCCAATCCCGATTATGGTGCAGGTTCAGTTGTAGATCCTGCCCAGTTATTTAATAATGCATCTCCTGTTTCGAGAGGAGGATTTACTGATTCGCAGATCAATACGGCAATAAGTCAAGAGTTGGCAGTTCAGGCATCTGGCCAAGCTCCTTCTGGGGGATTTAACATCTTCTAATACCACAATAAATAAAGTATCTGAATTGTATAGGAGATTATGCCTTTACCAAAGATTTCTACGCCAACTTATGAGTTGGAATTGCCATCAACTGGTGAGACGATTAAATATAGACCATTTCTAGTAAAAGAAGAAAAACTTCTTGTTCTCGCCTTGGAGAGTGAGGATATGAAGCAAATCACAACAGCAATTAAAACTGTAATTAAAAATTGTATTCAGTCGAAAAATATTAAAGTAGAATCACTACCAACTTTTGATATTGAATACCTATTCCTTAACATCAGAGGAAAATCTGTTGGGGAAGAAATTGAGGTTAATCTAATCGCCCCCGACGATGAAGTTACACCTGTTCCCGTTAAGATTCTGATTGATGATATTAAAGTCAAGAAGAGTGAGGAGCATACTAACAAAATTAAAGTAGATGCTAATTTGATGATGGAAATGAAGTATCCATCACTAGATCAATTTATTAAGTCTAACTTTGATTTCAATTCAAGTAATACCGTGGATCAATCATTTGATCTAATCGCATCTTGTATTGATAAGATTTATAATGATGAGGAAGTTTGGGACACAACAGATGTCACTAAAAAGGAACTCAATGAATTTTTGGATCAAATGAATTCTCAACAATTCAAACAGATTGAGAAGTTCTTTGAAACAATGCCAAAACTTTCCCATGAAGTTAAAATCACAAATCCAAAAACTGAAGTTGAAAGTACAGTGGTTCTAGAGGGTCTTTCCAGTTTTTTCGGATAGGTCTGGTCCATATGGACCTTGAAAACTACTACAAACTTAATTTTGCCTTGATGCAGTATCATAAATATTCATTAATGGAGATTGAGAATATGATCCCTTGGGAAAGGGACATTTATGTTGCATTACTTCAACAGCATTTAGAAGAAGAAAAGGCAAAACAAGCACAACAGTAGAATGGCAGAAACCTCCAAGACTCAATATGAGCAAACTACTAACGATGAAAATCTAGTCGAGGAGGATATTAGTCCCGAAATTCTCAAAATTTTGGGACTAGAGGACATATTTGATTTTGATTATGGAGATTATAAGACCCTACTAAGAGAAAAACTAACTGAGCTTGATATAAAAGCATCTCAGTCAAAAGGAAAAGCAGTAGATAAAAAGATTTCTAAATCTCAGACTTTACTTACAGGTGAGTTTAAAAGAGTTAGAAGAAGCACTGGAAAATTCAAGGTTAAATCTCAAAAAGTAAAGGCAGATAAGTTTGTCAATAAAAAAGCAGAATCTGGAACTGGGAAAGTTAAACCCATTGATTCGTCAAAACTTTTACCACCTGGCGGTGTGTTGGCAAAGAGACAACCTCAAGATGAGATAAAACCAGTAAAAAAAGAAGAGGAAGAAGAACCAAAACAAAAGCAAGAAGATCTTTCAAACTTTTTTAAGAATCTACTAGATTCTCTTAAAGGAATTAGTTCCGTTGTAGAAGATCTGTTGAAAGTTTTGGAGAAGCAGCTTGGATTAGATAAAAAACGAGAAGAATCTCAAAGGAAACAGAGTGAATTAGGACAAGCAAAACAAGAAGAGAAAGATCTAGAAAAAGAAAAAAAAGATACGGGATCTGGACTTCTCAAAAAAATAACAAAACCTTTTACAAGTATTTTTGATACTATTACAAATTTCCTATTAAATGTCTTAATGGGATCTATTGTTGTTTGGTTGCTGAAAGTAATTAAAAATCCAATGATTCTTTTGAAACCAATTCAAGGATTGGTTGATGGTATTGTAGGATTCTTCAATACAATTATAAAATTTATTGATTTTATGGTTGTTCAACCAGTAAGAAGTTTTATTGATACGATCAATTCTGCCTTAAAAGGATTTATTGACATTTTAAATAATGCTTTGAAAATACTTCCAGGTTCTCCTCAGATTAT